ACAGCGAATCAATCGCTTCTGGAACTCGATTATTCGCATGGCGAAGATTCAACGCCATGGTGCCAAAATTGATCGTCTTGTACTGATTTTGGGTGGCGATTTAATGACTGGCTACATCCACGAGGAACTGTTGGAAAATAACGCCTTGTCTCCAACTCAGACAGTGTTGTGGCTTCAAGATCAGATCGCCAGTGGGATTGAATTGCTGTCCAAGCACTTTGGAGAAATTGTGATTCCATGTGTATTCGGCAACCATGGTCGTTGTCATGATTCAGAAACAGAGCTTCTAACAAGAAATGGGTGGAAGAAATACAATGAAATTGAGGTTGGAGACATTGCTGCAACATACAACATGGAAACCGGTGCCGCAGAATGGCAACCACTTGATGATGTTTATGTAGATCTGTGGGATGGATATATGTTTGTTGGTAAAACTGCCACAATGGATTTTAAAGTTACTCCAGGTCATAGGATGGTTGTTGAATCGCTCAAAACTGGAAAGCGCCATTTTGAGGAAATGAAAGACCTCAAGCCGGTTGCGTCTGACAGCTTTGCCTGGAGGGGATTTCCAAAGACAGCGACTGGATCTAAAGAAGATCTAAATAGTGTATCTGATGATATGCTTCGTATTTTAGCTTGGATTTGGACAGATGGTTCTATTGCAAGTCAAAAAGGAAGTACTTATTACAGAATTTATCAATCTAAAGAAGATGGAATTGAAGAAATAACCAAACTACTTAAATCTGTTGATTTATTGTACACGGAATATACTAGACATAGGCCACCGCCAGTTATTAATGGAGTTCAATGCTTAACGTCAAAAGCTGAACATGTGTTTAATATTTCTTTACAACACAGCCCAGAACTTTCTTTATTACTTCCATCAAAGGGTCAATTACCAGACTGGATGTTCAATCTCTCCCAGAGACAGGTGGAGATTTTTCTTCAAACTGTATTTCAGGCTGATGGCAGCTTGTGCAAATCTGGATTTGGTCAAATTTATAAAGATAAAACATCGTTGGAAAGCCTTCAGGCATTATTGATGATGAATGGAATTTCTTCGCGTTTGAGAATTGATAATCGCGGAAATTATGTGTTGAGCGTTCGCTCTAATAATAGGCCATATCAAATCAACAAATGGTCAGACTCTATCAAGCAAGAGTATTATAGCGGCGTGATTTGGTGCGGTACTGTAAAAAACGGAGCTTTAATTACACGACGTAACGGCATTCCGTTTATCAGTGGCAATACGACTCGCAAGCCACGTCATGCTACAGGCGCTGCCAACAGCTACGAATGGATGCTTTACAAAACAATGGCGAAGCATCTTGCCGACAAGGCTTCTTGGCACGTTTCTGACGGCTACCATTTGCTTCTGGACCTCTATGGCAAGACGCTCCGTATTCATCACGGAGACGGCTTACAATACCAAGGTGGCGTTGGTGGATTGACCATCCCAGTTGAGAAGGCCATTTCTTCGTGGAACAAGGGTGTTCCAGCAGACCTAGACATCTTTGGTCATTGGCATCAAAGCCAGCAGAATCCAAAGTGGGTATGCAACGGGAGTCTAATTGGATTCAATGCTTACTCCATCGCTATCAAGGCACCTTACGAGCCACCATCACAGACTGGCTTTATCTTTGACAAGCGATACGGAAGAACGGTCACGTTCCCAATCTTTGTCGATTAACAATCATACCACAAAACCAAATGAAATGGCAAAAGGCTATCGACAAGATCAACGCTGAAAAGTATTGCATTCCCCATGGTTGGGATACCAAGGAGCATATTGCCGATGAACTTCAATGCTCTCCAGAAAGAGTACATGACATGCTGAAAAGCGGTGTCTCATCTGGAGCATTTGAGGCGCAAGACTTCCCAGTTTGGGATGCTAAACGTCGCATGACAACTCGCGTTCGTTGTTACCGCCAGAAGGTTGAAACCAATGCTGATTCTTCACTTGAAGATCGAATTAAGGCTTCACTTGCTCGCAACCCGAATAAAACAAGCTATCAAATCAAAAATAATATTCGTGGGGCCACCATAGCAATGGTTGATAGCATCCGCCAAAAACAGTGAAGGTTACTTCAATAACCGTTAAAAAGCGAAAGCTGGGCCGTCACAAGGCTTTAGGTCTTGCTTACGGCAACGGTAATATTGAGATTGACGAGCGTTTATGCGGGCAGCATCATCTCCGCATTCTCATCCATGAATTCCTCCATGAGTGGGAATGGATTCTGCCAGAGGAAGTTGTTGATACACTCAGCAGCGATCTGGCTAAATTCCTTCACAAGCACAACGCCCGTATGATTGAGGAAGACAAATATCCATGATCCAAGATTTCTCTATCGCGCAGGTTTCTATTCTTGCGATAACCGCCATCTGCCTGCTTGTTTGGGGCATCATTATTGTTAGCTATCCAAAAGTATGAAACTATCAGAAGCACTCGTTCAAGTAGCACTCAAAGAGGTCGGAGTCACAGAGGTCAATGGCACAAACTGCGGACCTCGCGTTGATGAGTACAAGGCGTCCACTTGGCTTAATCCTAAGGTTGGTTGGCCGTGGTGTGCAGCTTACGTTTGTTGGTGCTTCCGCGAGGCTCTGGCGCTAGCTGGAATCAAGGAAACCAAGACATTTAAGCGTCCAAGGACAGCAGGAGCATGGGACTTCGAGAATTGGAGTCGTGAACAAGACGAATCAACACACACGAAGAAGCCGCATAAAGGCGACATTCAGGCTGGTGATATTTTGATTTTTACATTCAGCCACATTGGAATTGCTCTCTCATCTCCTGACAAAAATGGCAACATCAAAAGTATTGAGGGGAATACAGATGGTGCTGGAAGCCGTGAAGGTGGCGCTGTTCTCAAAAAGACTCGCCACATCTCAAAGATTCGCAGTCGAATCCGCATCATGGTATGACTGACTTTGAAGTCATCAAAAACCAGTTTGAGTCACGCGCTAAGTGCCGTCATGGCAACTCGCCAAAGATCAATCACGACGGCTGCACCTGGATTGAATGCAAGCCAGAAGGCTGCAAGTGCATGACAGCAGATGGAGATGGCATTGCACTTAGCCGTTTTCTAGCTGAGTGGGTAGAGAGGTTTGGTTGATCACTCCAGACCTTCGTGCTTCCCAAGGTACTTACTTTTGTAACATGGTGTCATCTTTGCTGACATACATACGCCATTCGTTCCCTTAAAAAACTGAACCTCATAGCTAGAGCATAACCCATGCTCCAAATTTCGCCTGATCAAAGGAGCGGCAAACTCTGGCTCAAATACAGTCGCTTGCAGCATTGTCAGCGCATCCTCAATAGTCTCAACTTCATGGTTCATAATTTTGCAGATATGACATCGTAAATTGACTTATCGCAAGTCACTTCTGCAACCTCTGCCCAAAGACCGGCCTTGGCTTTCTAAAGACCACCTGCTTTACCTCAATCTTTGGTTGAGATATGTTGTGATGAACCCTGCGAGTTGCGTTCCAAGCATGGAATTGGCTGGATGTCATAACGTCTTTGCTGCATAGACAACAACCTTGCCACAGAGATCGCCCGTTTTTATAACAAGTTTGGCAGATGTTCATAGATCATATAATCTTGAAACTTACCAGTTCTGAACTACCCATTCAACAGATATGAAGCAGAAGCCCCAAAAATCTCGCGTAGTCCAACTAACGCGAGGACCAATCGAGACATACGGCATCAAGTTTGATCATCAATTCGGCAATCAACTGGATGTCGAGTTGATCTTCCTCAAGTGTCCAACGGGTTCGTTATTCGGTTGGAAAGGCGATAAAAATCCACAGGGGAAACCTGCGTGGATTCATTTCGTCAACGCAGTGAACCTCATCTGGAACTACCCAGGCAGTCGAACTCCGTTCATGTGGCATCCTTGGGCGATCAAGATGGCAAAGGCTGCATTTGAGAATAAGCGTCTCGCGATCTCATCCGGTGGTTCCGGCGGTAAGACTGGTTTGTTTGCCGTTTATTGCCTCGTTTTGTGGCTGTCAAATCCATACAAGAACGTCGTTCTCGTCAATACTACGACTATCAAGGACTCGATGGGGCGTATCTGGGGCCAGATCACTCGTTACTTCAACGGTATGGCAGGAGCGCCTCCTGGAAAGCTGGTTGAGTCTTCTCACTGCATCAAGTCGATGGACTTGAACACTGGCGTTGTAATGGACGAATACGGCATCCGTTTGTTTCCAGGTGAGCAAAGCAAAGCCGCTGAATCCTCACGCGCCATTCGAGGTCAGAAGCATGGCCCTGGCGGTAAACTCATTGTTGTTCTGGACGAGTGCGCTGAACTTTCGCCATCCATCATCAATACGTTTGAGGAAAACTTGACGCAGAATCCGAACGTCCAGCTTATCGCTCTAGCCAACGCCAATTCGCCATTTGATACCTTTGGGCAGCTTTGTGAACCTGTTCCTGGAGGATGGGACAGCTACAACCCAGATTGGGATGAATGGAAAGGGAAGGGCGCTCACGTCATCCGCATCAATAACGAGACATCGCCAAACATCATTGAGGGTAAAACGATATACCCGTTCTTGATGACTCGTGAGATGTTGGAAGAAAAGCGAGAGAAGCTAGGTCAGCATACAAGAGCTTACTGGCGTGGTGTCCTTGGTGCGTTCTTGCTTGATGGAGACGATGACAATATTTATTCGCCAGCTGAAATCATCAAGACGCCCAAGGATTGCGTGTGGCAAGGGATTCCAACGAAGGTGTGTGGCATCGACCTTTCCTATACCAGTGGTGGTGACAAAACGGTGATGACTATTGGCTCCATTGGCATCTGCACTGATGGCAAGAAACGACTCAAGTTTGAGCGCCATATCCTTCTCAATGACGACGCCAGCAAACGCGACGTTGACCGCACTACGCAGCTTATTGACCAAATCAAAGACATCTGCAAGAAGGATGGAATCGACATCAAGGATGTGGCAATTGATGCGTCTGCTGGTGGTGGCAAGACTTTTGCTGATGCCATGTGGAGCAAGTGGGGCAACACCTTCTTGCGTGTGGACTTCGGTGGCAAGGCTTCGGATCGTCCTGTGTCTGCTGCGGATCGTGAGAAATCAAGCGTAAGGTATGCTAACAGAGTTAGCGAACTTTGGTCGGTCGGTAAAGAAATGATTCGCTGCGATCAGCTACGCAACATCACAAAGGAGATGGCTGACGAGATGACTGTTCGTAAGTACAAGGATAACAAGGCGCTTGATGGAGGATCACGCATCAAGGTTGAGTCCAAAGTCGATATGAAGCGCAGAACAGGTAAGTCGCCGGACGTTTATGATAGCGCCTGCGTTCTAATTGAGCTTTGCCGCGAGAAGCACGGCCTCTCAAGTATCGACAAGCCTGGAAATCACACACCAGACAAACCAAACCAATTGCAGAAGAGATTCAAGCAGTTGGCTGGCCTGTGGGCTGCTTAATGTCCAAAAGCCTCAAGCGTGTGCCTGAATGGATTGCCTCGATCAGTTCTGTTTTATTGTTCATTTTTTTAATCAAAATCCGTTCACCTTCGGCATCAACACAACCTCTATCGCTTCTTCTCCAATAAGCTGATCAAGAGTTACTTTATACATCCTTGCTATTTTTAATGCTGCATCAACAGTCAGTTCAAAGCAGTCTTTTTCTAGCTGAGAGCACCAACTTGAGGCACGTCCCATGTGCTCATTTACTGCCTGCTGACTCAAGCAGTTGATCTCTCGGAGGATGCGATAGCGTTGACCTTGTGTGGTTTTTACTTGTATTGGTTTCATATGGTCATCAATCTTATCACGTTATTTAACGAGATGCAAATTATTTCGTTTTTACGACTTCAACTTTAACGAATGGAAGCATGAGGACGCTGATGGTTTTATTCTTCCCAAGTGCGAACGAGTGCGTCACCGCTTTGAATACAGACTTCTTGAGCATCATAACTCCGTGGTAGCGAAAGATTGAACCGTTGGGAAGTCGGTAGTAGCGGATCATCATTTATTCAGTTGGGATACATGGCTTTTTCCATTGGGCTTTTGGCAATCCTGATGGCCTTCGACCTTTGCAGGCAATCAGTTCAGCATAAAGAGCCTCGCTGATTTCTATTCCGATAAGGCGCTGCATCCAGCCCTTTGTTTGGCGTATTCTCAGTGTTGCTAGCTGGCGTGAATTAGGCGATCCACAGTTAAAAAGGGCTTCAATGGTTTTCTTGGTCAGGATCATAACAGGATTGGCTTCAGTATCAGTTGGGAATCCTCTCTCAGGCACAACCCCTCCCACCTCCCCATGCACTAAGCAATGGTTAGGTATGGGAGGGCAACCCGGCAGTCTTGTTTTGATTCGCACCGCCAACTCTGATGATTACTCATTTTGAGCTAGACCCCCACGAAATCCCCCGTTTTGGCGCTACGGGGAGCACATGACGTTCTCACGGCCTGCATGTCGAGCGTTTCATTCCTCTCGGTTTGAGTAGCCTCTTTTGCTGAGTAGGCTAAAAATCAGAACATGAAAAAGCCCGAATACCGGGGTGCAGGCGGTAATTCGGGCTTTTGCTTCGGATTACCGTGGATTGCTCCAGTTGCACCCGAAGCCAGCTTTTTCAAGCTGTGATAACCATAATCCCACTTGCACCATTACGTCAAGCGGATATGGTAAAAAATATGGGAACGGACATTTATCTCTATCGTAAAGACCGCCGCTGGCAGAAATTCTCCAAAATTGATGAGATTGTTCTGACTGGAGTGCAAGCAGTTTACCAAGGTGTTACTGGTTCAAATTCATCGGATGAACTGACAATCGCCAGCAACAGGTTGTTTAACGGAGATGCGGTTTATTTCCAAGCGATCACTGGCGGTTCTGCTTTGTCAGTCAACGTCACCTATTACGTCATCAACAAGAGTGGAAATAATTTTCAGCTTGCATCCACAGTAGGAGGCTCTGCGCTAAACCTTGGCTCGGATATAACAGCGGGCACTCTTGTTCAAACGCAGCCAGACATGAACGTCTGGTCTAGCGAGTATCGCGACATTTTTGGGAATACGACTGATCTATTCACTCAATTAGGAATAGATACTCCAACAGGGGTCCCTTATGTTGGCTTATCGACTTTTAGCGCCGCTGCCGCCGCAGTTCCATCAAGTTTTGCTGGTGGAGGTGTAGTGGTCACTGGGTCTGTGAATGCTGGAGGTCTTTCGGTTCTTGGAACAACCGATCTATCGGTCTCCATCTCTGATGAAATTAGCCATACTGATCTTCGCCAATCCATTATCAAAAAGACTCATTGGAGATTCCGTCAGGCTAATAGCGCCACACCAACATATTTGTATGCCACATGGGCAGATGGCGATCAAATCTCTAACGAACCACCTGAAACGGTCTAATGGCTAGCAATTTCCAACTGTTGCCGACTCCGCATGAAGAGGAGTTTATGTTCTCTGTGCGAGTTCCACAGGATTACATCGGTCCTGAATTGGTGTTTCCAGATGGATCAACGCTAATTTCTGCTCAAAGCGCCTCACTTGTTGGTGCGCGTCCAACTTCATTCAAGCAGTGTGGTTGGACAGTTGGACGTGAGATGCTTTCAAAGTTCCCTGCTTATGGCAACTACGTATATCTAAAATCTGAAAAGCCTGATGCGGACCATGTTACGTTGTTTTTTGGCAGGCCAAGAACTCCAGCGCAACGCAGGGTGCCGTTCAACATCTACTACGACACAAGGCAATATACTTGGCCTTCTGTGCTTGAGGACTTGTTCGTCGCTAAAGCAGTTGGATTCCCGCAAGTGGTGAACAATGGGCCAGACACTCAGACGGCTGATAGGCTTCTGCCAAGGTATCGTTATCGTCCTGGAATCTCGTATAATAGCACTATTTTAGTTGAGCAATTCTTGTCAGATGTAGCCTATCCTGCTGGTGAATTGACGCATGTTCAGCCAGTTCCAACGGATGTTAATGGTAACTACATTGGTTTAAGCGTAAACTATGAGAGGTGCTTGCATCCAACTTGCGTGTTTCCGAAGGTTCAGCCAGAAACACCTATTTTTGGAGTTGGTGTATATCCAGCGCCGATAAATCGAAATTCATCTTCACAGATTTTCCCAGCTACAAACTTCCTAGATTGGGCACCGTTCATCATTGAGGACCGCCAACAGAATACTAACGGACTTTGGTTGAGGGAACGAATCACGATCTATCCTCCATCACCTCCAGACGAGGTTATCCAATGATTAATACTGGCAACGGAGAATTTGCATCTGAGAACAGCCCATTTGCTCAACGTAATTGGGTATGGGGAATGTCTGGAATTGGCTCGAATGTGAGCCGTGACGGAACCTCAACGGTGATTGCCAATCTGCCAAGGTCGAATGTGCAGATGGATAGTATCAATAACTCAGGTCCACCATTTGCCGCTGGGTCAAATATTCAGATATTTGGAAAATTTAAGGATGGAACTCCAGGTTTTTTTACTGGATCTGTAAGTTACATTGGTCCTGGAACTCCTCCGCCGATACCGTCACCATCTCCGTCACCATCTCCGACGCCTACGCCTACGCCGAGTCCATCCCCAACACCATCTCCTTCCCCCTCTCCGAGTCCAAGTCCTTCTCCAAGTCCTTCTCCAAGTCCTTCTCCGTCACCTTGTCCGTCTCCATGTCCAACTCCATGCCCAACTCCGTCTCCTAGCCCGACACCTACGCCTACGCCAAGTCCGTCGCCAAGTCCGTCTCCGAGTCCATCTCCGTCTCCATGATAACATTTTACGAACTACGCGACCGTGTTATGGCGGCTCCCATGAAATGCA